TAGGTATGCAGTATCGTTTAGATCATTTAGAAAACCTTAAAGCAGATGTGTTTGATCTTATTGCTCATCCTGTTTTAAAAATAAAAGGACACGTTGAAGCTTTTAACTACGGACCCGGAGAAGAAATCTATATAGGTGACGAAGGTGACGTAGACTTTATGAGACCTGATACCACCGCCCTTAATGCCGATCTTCAAATAGACCGTCTTGAAGCCAAGATGGAAGACATGGTTGGTGCTCCTAAGCAAGCAATGGGAATCAGGACTCCGGGAGAGAAAACAAAGTTTGAGGTTCAGACCCTAGACAATGCTTCCTCCCGTATTTTTCAATCTAAGATTACTTACTTTGAAAGAAACTTTTTAGAGCCTTTGCTTAACGATATGCTTGAACTGGCTCGTAGAAATATGGAAATCAGTGATGTGGTCCGTGTGGTGGATGATGAGTTTGGTGCTGCACTCTTTGAAACAATTACTCCAGAGGATCTTGCCAGTAGAGGTAAGCTACGTCCTGTGGGGGCCAGACACTTTGCAGCAAAAGCAAATCAATTCCAAAACCTTAACGCTTTAGCTAACTCAGTACTCTTTCAAGACCCTGCAGTTAACACACATTTCAGTGGAGCTAAGTTAGCTCAGGTAATAGAAGAACTACTTGACATTGAAAAGTTTGAACTTGTTTCTCCTAATGTTCGTGTGGCTGAACAACTTGAAACACAACGTTTAATAGACACAGGTTCTCAACAACTTCAAGAAGAAAGAGCTGCTGATGGTGGTCCACAAGAACTTTCACCAGAAGAAGGAATGATGGAATGAAAATTAAAAAATTAAAACCTACTCCTTTTAAGCCTAAAAACTTAAAAGGTATGATAAGTAAAAAACATAGTGCAACAAAACGTTTAGCAAAGAAAATTAAAAAATTAACAACCTAGGAGAAAGACTATGGCTTACGGAAAACCAATGAAAAAAATGCCAGCAAAGAAAAAGAAAAAGAAAATGTAATAAAGGAGAATACTTATGCCTTATGGTAAAGGTACTTACGGAAATAAAAAAGGACGCCCACCATTAAATAAAAAGAAAAAGAAAAAGAAAATGAAATAGTAAAGGAGTGTGTAATGTCTAGGACCAAAAGACTCAGCACATTGTGGACCCAACATATAAAGCGTAAAGAAAACGAAAAAAACGAAGACTACAAAAAACGTAAAAATGATTTTGAAGCTTACGTCAGAAACTCTAAAGAAATTCTAGAAGTTTTAGAAAAAGTTATTAATAACAAAATACGTGAAGCAGAAAAATCTAAAGAAGACGATTATGATAAAGCCAGTTGGCCTTATCTAATGGCAGACCGCCAAGGCCAGATCAGGGCTTTAAAATACATAAAGGAGACCATCCAGTTATGAGCGACATATTTGAAGAACAGGCCAACCCCCCAACAAGTACGCAGACCACAGGGTCTGTTGCGGAGTTGGTCGGTGAAGGTAAAAAATTTGCTACTGTAGAAGACCTTGCAAAAGGTAAAGCAGAAGCAGATATGTTTATCGAGCAATTGAAGAAGGAGCAAGCTGAACTAAGATCAGACCTAGATCAAAGACTCTCAGCCCAAGACCTTCTTGAAGAAATTAGGAAGGAACGTGAAGCACAACTTCAAGCATCTTCAGCACCTTCAGAGGGGAACACCACTCCTTCGTTAGGACAAGATGATATTACCAACCTAGTTAAACAAACTATCGAGCAGAGGGAAACTCAGCAGACCGCTGAAAATAACATTCTAGCTGTAGACCGTAAAATGAAAGAACTCTATGGAGATAAAGCTCAAGAGGTTATGCTTCAGAAAGCAACAGCTTCTAATATTTCTACAGATTTTTTAAAAGACATTGCAGCAAAAAGCCCTAATGCTTTTTATAATGTTCTTGGTTTATCGACACAAAAACCAACTACACCTACGTTGACCACAGGTACAGTTGACACATCTGGTACTCAGACAAATACAAGTTCAGGAAATTCTTGGGCAGACTTTGAAACTATGCGTAAAGAAAACCCTAAATTATACTGGAAGCCTGAAACTCAGATGCGTATTCTAAAAGAAAAACAAGAACAAGGTGAATCATTTGGAAACTAACGTTTATAAGGAGAGACTACTATGATGGATACTGGTAACACAGGTCATCTGATTCGTTCAGAGGTCTGGTCTAGCCAGTTGAAGGAAGTCCTTGAAGATGAGTTGATGGGACAAGGTTATGTAAATTGGATGAGTGAGTTTCCTGACGGAACTTCTTTTACAATTCCTTCAATTGGTCAAGCTCAGACTGATGACTATACTGAAAATGCTTCAGTACAATATCGTGCTCTTGACACTGGTCAATTTCAATTTACAATTGGCAAGTACAAGTCAAGTGGTAACTACATAACGAACAAAGCCAAACAAGATGCATACTACATGAATCAGTTGGTTAGTTCTTTCGTTCCCAAGCAAGCCAGAGCTATTATGGAAACGCTTGAGACCGATATTATGGCTTTGTCTGCAAAGCAAACTGCTTCTAATTCTAACTCCGTTAATGGTGCAGAGCATCGTTTTGTTGGAACAGGAACAAACGAAGTAATTGCTGTAGCTGACTTTGCTAAAGCTCGTTATGCTTTAAAGAAAGCTAACGTTCCAGACAGGAACTTGATTGCTATCGTTGACCCTTCTGTTGAGTATGCAATGAATACGCTTACCAACATAACAAACGTAAGCAATAACCCTCGTTGGGAAGGCATTATCACTTCTGGTATTGCTTCAGGTATGAGCTTCCTTGCCAACATTTATGGCTTTGATGTTTATACCAGTAACTACCTTGCTGATGCAAATGAGCAAATTGGTGGTTCAGGCCCAACAACAGCTGCTGGTAAAGCTAATATGTTCTTCTCTGCGGATCCTACCGTCTTGCCCTTTATTGGTGCATGGCGTCAGATGCCACAGGTTGACAGTGAGTATAACAAAGATTATCAGCGTGAAGAGTACGTTACTACTGCTCGTTACGGTGTTGATCTTTATCGTCCTGAGAACCTTGTTTGCGTTCTCACTGACACAGACCAAGTATAAGGGAGGGTTAAATTATGAGTGCTAATGAATTTTACACGAATAGCGATGGCCTGAACATTCGTTTTGGTCTTGAAAAAGGAGGTGCTGCTAAAGAAGGCGTCATCTCTACTATGGGTGATGAAAGTGTTTTGAAGGTCAGAGTCGTAGGAGTTGACTTAGGATCTTCAGGAGCACCACTAGCTACCCATCCACTAGCAGGTATTCCTACAGGAGCACATATTATTAGTGCAAGATTGTATGTTACTGAAGCGTTTACATCTGGTGGTTCTGGAACCCTTACTTTGGGTTTATATAACGATGATGGTGACGGAACATTTTCAGTTGTTGATGAAGATGGTATTGATGCCACTATTGCTAAAACAGCACTTGATGCTATAGGTGATCATGTTGACTGTGATGGTGCATTGGTCGGTACTGGTACTGCAGCTATTGCAGGTACTGGTGGACGCCCAGTGTTTGTCTCAGGGCTTTATGCTACAGCTGCATTTACAGCTGGTAAAGCTGACTTGGTTATTAAGTATCGTATCTAAATAAAGTTGGAGGGGGTTAAGCAGCCTCCTCCTTTCTTTACTTTAAGGAAATAAAATGACAGTCAATCATAAAGACCTTACAACCACAGCTTTACATGAGCCGAAGGGAGCACACTCAGCATCAGCTAGTAATGTCTATGTAGCAAATGGATCAGGTTCAGGTACATGGCAAAAAATTTCTACTTCTGAGATTGGCACTTCATTTAAAAATACTAATAAAATAATTCTTAATTTGTGTATTGATGATATTTCTACAGCTACCTCATATTTTATTGTATCACCTATTGCTGGAGATATTGAAAAAATGTTTTCAGTTATTGATCAGGCCATTGCCACAACAGATACTACTTTAACTGCTGAAATTGCAGGTACTGCTGTTACTAACGGAGCTATTACAATAGCCCACTCTGGTTCTGCAGCTGGCACAGTAGATTCAGCAACTCCTTCAGGACAGAAAACATTAACTGCAGGACAGGCTATTGAAATTGTTTGTGGTGGTCAGACTAACACATCTAATGCTCGTGCTCATGTTTCAATTGTAGTGGATGTATCCTGATGGCAAAATTAACTCATTCTGATTTAACTCAACTAAGCAGTAACGAAACTTCTGCAGTTAATACTATTAATGCTAATGGTGCTTTAACTGAAGCTGCTTTAGAAAATACTTTATCCAGAGATGGTACTTCGCCTAACACTATGGGTGCTAGTCTGGATATGAACAGTAATAAAATTCTTAATGTTGCAGCAGGTACAGCTAGTTCTGATGGTGTAAACCTTTCTCAATTAACTTCTGCTACTGGGCAAGTTCCCGGTTTGAGTATGATTATGGAAACTACTCAAACTGATTCTGATCAAGGTAATGGTAAAATATGGTTTAATGCTGCAGTTGCTTCTGCAACAATTGCATACATAGATGATCTTGATTCGGGTGGTGGGGCTATCTCAACCTTTGTACAAACATGGGATAACTCTACTAACTTAAGTTCTCGTGGATATATCTATGTTGTACAAAAAGCTTCTGCTGTTAACTACGCTGTTTTTGAAATTGATGGAGCTGTAACAGACGCTTCAGGCTATACAAAAATACCTGTAAACTATGTAAGTGGTGATGGCACACTAGCTGACACTGATCCAGTATCAGTACACTTTACCAGAACAGGTGATCAACCTTCTATTCCTGCTCTTAAAATGAAATGGGATACTGCTACTGCTGACTCAGATCAAGGAGCAGGTACAGTATTTCTTAACAATGGAACTATTAGTTCAGCCTCAGTTTTATATATAGATGATGTAGATGCTGCTGCTGGTACTTCAATTAATAGTCAGGTTGATAGTTGGGATGATTCAACCAATACTATTAAAGGAACTATAACAGTTACTAAAGCTACTAATGCTGCTGTATTTGCCACGTTTAATGTAACAGGTTCAGTTACTTCTGCTTCTACGTATTCTAAAATAGCCGTTACTCATGTTACAAGTGTAGGTTCATTTTCTGATGGAGATGAAGTATTTGTACAGTTTGTACGTTCAGGAGATAAAGGAGATACCGGAAGTACTGGAAGCACCGGAAGTACTGGTAGTACAGGTCCAACTGGTCCAGATGGTTTTGGGGGTTTACCTTATACATTTAGTACTACCACTACAGATAGCGATCCGGGTGCAGGTAATATTCGATTAAATAATGGAACACTTGGTTCGGTAACAGCTGCTTATTTAGACGATACATCTGCTGCAACAAGCAACCCAGACGTTAGTGCTTTTCTTTTAACATGGGATGATTCAACTACTACTTCTGATCGTGGTCAAGTCACTATTGTTAAAAAATCTGCACAACAAAATTTTGCTATTTATAAAATTAGTGGAGCATCAACAGATGCATCTGGCTATGTTAAGCTGGCATTAACTCATGTTGATAGCTCTGGAAGTTTTTCCAATAGTGATGATGTTTTAGTACATTTTGCAAGAACAGGTAATGCTGGAGCAGGATCAGGTGATTTATTAGCAAGCAATAATCTATCAGACGTAGCGAGTGCGTCTACTTCACTCAGTAACTTAGGTGGCGTTGGTGTCGGCCTAACGCTGGCATTAGGAGGATAACAAATGGCAGACACACTTAAAGGCGTTAATCACGATCTTACTACAAGTCTAGGCGATAGTGCTTTGACAGCTGGTGGATCGGAAATCATTACAATAATTGGATTACAGGTAGCAAATATACACGGCTCAAATGCTGGTCTATTAGATGTTTATGTAGATAGAGCTAGTGGTGATGACGGTTATCTAGTCAAAGGTATTTCAATTCCAGTTGCAGACACATTGTCTGTTATCCAAGGCAAAGTTGTTCTTGGTGCGGGTGATGCCATTCAATTGAAAGCGGATGCTACTTCTACACTTGAAGCAACCATCTCTTACCTCTCGCAGACATAGGTGAACCATGAGTGGATATTTATCTGGACGTACAAGTTTAACAACAGTTAAAGCTTCTGATTTAGAAGACCCACTAGTTTCTTCTTTTACAGAAGTAACAGCAACAGCTTCAGATTCGATTATCTTAGGTGATGCTACAGATAGCGGTAATACAAAGCGAGATACCATACAAGGTATTCTTGATCTTGCTGGTGGTGGGGGTATGGAATCTGTTCAGGTATTTACCTCTTCAGGAACATGGAATCGCCCATCTGGTATTACTAAAGTGCTGGTAGAAGTCAAAGGCGGGGGAGGTGGCGGTGGCGGTGGTTACACCGACAACCATACTGGGGCTGGTGGTGCAGAAGGTGGCACAGCGATAGAGTTTATAGACGTTAGCTCCACAAGTTCTGCCACAGTAACTATTGGTGCTGGTGGTTCAGTAGGAACTGGCTCGAACGGTGCTGGTGGTAGCTTCACTGCTGGAGGGACAGGCGGTACATCTAGCTTTGGTAGTTTTTGCAGTGCTACTGGAGGAGCAGGTGGACGAGTTTCAGGAGCAGAATTGCGAGGTGGTGCATTAGGAGGACTTGGAGCTAACGGAGATTTAAATCTAAGAGGCACTCCCTCTGAAGGTGGGTCAGGCGTTGCAGGTGATTGGTCAAGTTCTGGCGGTGGTCAGGGCGGTAGCGTAGGCGTAAAGGCTTCTGGAACTGATGCTGCTGACGGAGTAAATGGTGGCGGTGGAGCAGGTGGTGCTTACGGTGCTGGTGGTCAAGCAGGTGATGGCGGTGCTGGCGGTGCAGGATATATCTTAGTTCAGGAATATAAATGATGGCTAAAAAGGCATTAATACAAGGTACAAGAATTTGTCAAGTCGAGGACGAAGGTAACATTTTTCCAGTATCGGCAGATTTGTCGTGGGTAGACGTTGCAGACGATACAACGCCAGAAGATACTTATGTTGATGGAGAAGTCGTTAAGTTTTCGATACCTGTTGCAGATAGTTGGATCTATGTTCGTATGCTTCGTGATGCCAAACTTTCTGCTTGCGATTGGACAGTTGTTGCTGACACACCACTAAGTGACAGCAAAAAAGCTGAGTGGATTGCTTATAGAACCTTACTGCGTGACTATCCTTCAACACTAAATGACACAACTGTTCAACAAACTTTAACTTGGCCTGCAAAACCGGAGTAAACACATGAGTCAATATTTAAGACAGGGTGGAACTCCACCAGCTAATAGCGTTACAACTGCGATGCTTCAAGATGACGCAGTATCTTTAGCAAAACTTGCAAGTGGAACTGATGGAGAATTAATAACTTGGGATGCTTCTGGTAATCCAACGGCTGTTGGTGCTGGTACATCTGGACACTTTTTAAAATCACAGGGTGCAGGAAGTGTTCCAGTATTTGCTGCTGTGTCTACTGGGTTCACACACGCTACACCGCAATCTGGGTCTGGCACATCGATGACGTTTGGCTCTATTCCAGCAGGTACGAGTCTTATCATTATCACCATGCACGATTTTAGTTCAAATGGAGGGGACGAATGGATGGTGCAAATTGGCGATTC